TGCTATGGGAAGTGGTCTAATGACATCAGGTTTTGGTCAATCTTTAGGAGCTGCGGGAGCTAACCTACAAACTCAATTAGCTCAAATGAAAGAACAATATCGCAGACAATCGATCAATGACCTATTGCAACAATACAATCAATTATCCAGTAATGCCCTTGGAACCAATACATTTGAAAACACATATACGCCTCCAACTCAAGACCCACTAATGGAAATTATAAAAGGTGTAACGCAAGCAGGTGCAAGTATAATAGGTGGGCCATTAGCTAAAGCCGGAGTAGATTATTTTATGAATAAACCCTCTAACAATCAAACTCAATCGCAGCCTTTCTCTGCTGGAACTCCTGGAAATGGATATCAAGGTCGTTTTGGTGAACTTCCTAACTATGCGGGGTATTAATGGTCACTATTCTTCCTCCTAAGCCAAATGCCGGATTATCAATAGCCCAAGGCTTCAATGAAGGTCTTCAATCAACTTTTCAACCGGCTATTCAACAAGAATATCAAAGAGGTAAACTTCAGCAGGCTCTAGGAAAATTAAGGGAACAAAGTAATGATCCTAACTCTACCCCCCAAGATCGACTCTATAATCTAATTGAAGCTAGCCAATATTCGCCAGAAATTGGCCGTAATCTTCCTCAGCTTTACGCAGAATTAAATAAAGCTAGAGAAGTCGATGCGACGAAGAATGTAAATTTTGGAGAACAACAACAAGGTTTTCAACCAGGGGGAATTTCAAGACAAAATCAGAGAGCTAACCCAGAAATTGAAAACGCTATTCAACAAAATCAATTTTTTCCTAAAAATGCTGGGGCACAACAAAAACCAGGGAATTTACCTCAGGAAGCAACGCATGGCCAAGTTAAACCTGTTTTAAGTGGTGATGAATTACTACAAAAAACACAGCAACGACAAGCTGAATTTGCTAAAAATGGAATAATTAAGAATTTTGAGGATGTTTACAATCAAGTTTCGAATGAAAATCAACAAAACGATTTATATAATCAACGAATTGAACTTGAAAGACAGAAAAGAATTGAATCTCAGCAACACTATGGAGAATTGGCAGAGCAAAGATTAAAAAAATTAATTCCTGATGCCTCGGACGAAGAATCAGCCATAGCCAGAAAAATTGGAGAAGAAGCAGCTGGAGAAAATCGAAGCCAAGCGGATATTGATAGATTAATCACTAGACAAGTTAATGATTATAAAAATTCATTATCTAATATTGAAAAGGATCTTCAAGCGCCAAGGATTCAAAATAAATTGCAGCGTATATTTTCAGGAAAAAGCACAGATTATCAAAAAGTTGAACAAGACGCGCGAGCAGCTATAAAGCCTTTAATTGACCGTGGATTGTATGAAAAATCCCGTACAATGCTAGCTAATGCCGGGTTCTACCCGGAAGAAAGAGAGAATATCATCTTTGGAAAGATGCCAAGAGAAATAAAATCTACTGTTGATAAAATTCCTAAAGCATCCTATGAAAAAACAAAATCACTTCCCATAACAATGGGGGCCGGCATTCCAGCAGGAAATAAAAACTTAGTAAAGGAATACGATCTAAAAAGTAGGGTAAATCTGTTTGATAATCTTTCAAAAGTTTGGGGAGAGGGTAAAAATGATCAAGTCAATCTATTACAGTTAAGAAAAGAATATGAAGACAAGGGTTACGATTGGAGAATGTTTAAAGACTCAATGAATGAACTTGTAAATAGTGGTCAAATCCAATTAAATCCAGACCAAACAAATACTTATAATTCATATTTAAATAATCCTCCTTTAAATGCACTAGAATCAATCTTGCATAATTTAGGATTAAGAGGTCGTTAATGTCACCTTTAACACAAGCTATTTCACAAGGGTTTAGTTCGGAACAAGTTATAGAGTATCTGTTGAGACATTTCCCTAAATATTCAAAACAAATTAATCAAGCATTAGGGCAAGGATTTTCAGCTAACCAAGTTTTGAAATATTTAAATAAAGGAAGAAAAGGGGTAAATGAATTCGAAGGGGAATTGACAGAACATGAAAAAACAAGAAAGTCAGATAAAGAGAAACAAAAAAATTTAGAGAAGAATATAGGGAAAGGAGCATTAGCATTAGGTGCAGCTGGGTTAGGTGCGTATGCATTAAATAGAGGGGCACAATCAATTGTACCTGAAGTTTTGCCAGCTCTACAACAACCCAATCAACCTAATGAAGGGATAGAAATAGATCTAACTCCTAAAATCACGAATCAGCAAAGACAACTGCAACACCAAGCCCCTAATCAATTGATCCAGCAGGCTAAACAACCCCAGCCGAACCAACCTATTGATCAGCCACAAGCTCCACAAATGCCTAATGCTCCAATAGCTGAACAATCTCAAAATGCGGGTGCTATCCTTCAGCAACTAGGAATAAAAGAAAAGGTAGACGCTTTAAGACAAAATAATCCCCCCGAAATGATTCCTAAAATATTAGCAGCCACTTTGCCAAAGAATATAAATCAAGCATTGCAAAAACAAAATATTCCCGTAGATCAATTAATTTATGAATATATAAAAACAGCTCCTCCAGTTCAAACATTGCAAGCTAAGCAAGCTCAAGGTGTACCATTTAGAAATAATCCTCCTGCTGGAATGGGTCAAAATCAACCCGAAAACACCCCATTACAGCCACAAAATACCCCTATTCCTGCCAATACTCCTTATGAAAGTGGATTTAAAGATCTGATAGAAGAAGGAAGGAATAAATTTAATGAGCACATGAATGTTCAAGAAATTCCAGAAAAGCCAAAAAATAGAGAACTCAAGCTAAACAGAGGCTCTACTGTTCTATTACCTGATGGAAATCTAGGTGAGATTGAAGATGTAAAGCAGGGGATAGCTAAGGTTAAAGTTGGCGATAAAATACGCCATAAAAAACTTGACGAATTGATGGAATCCCCTAAAGAAGCAGCGAACGCAGCCCTAGAGTTGATTAAGAGTTTTACACCTGAATCTAAACGTTCATCTCACCATGCTCTAAATACTTATGATCCTGTCACTAATTCTGCTCAATTTTTATTTCATAACGGAGATGGTTATTTAGTGGAGGACATTTCTCCTGAAGAATACGAAAAATTATCGAATGAAATAGAAGAGGCTACAACAACAGGAAAAAATAAAATAGGCGCTTGGGCGACTGGGGAAGGATCTAGAGGAGCAGCCTATCAAAAGATAGTAAAAAAACTGAAAAAACCTTATCGAAAAATACAAGTTGGATATAATCTCTTTAAAGAATTCCAAAGGTTAGTCAATGAAAAAGAATAATCAAAAACTATCCTCATCTCAAGTTGAGAATTTCAAAAAACTCTTTTTCACAATGAAATCTATTCAAAAAGAGCTTTCTAAATCTAAGAAAAAATCCTGAATTAAATTTGACCCGATAACAATTCTTAAGCACGGTGAAACCTTAAAACAAGAGGTTTCCAATGGGCAAAATATTATTAGCAACAGGTGTATCTCAGGATCAGGTCAAAGTTCTTCCTCCTCCAAACACCTCAAATAGATCTCCCATATCTAATGATACTAATTTTGACATAGGTCAAATATGGTTCAATAAAAATACTGGCCAATTTTACATTTATCAAGGCGGAACAGGTTCCGACAACTGGATACTTTTTTCAGGATCTCTTCCTCCGGCAGTTGCCACGCAATACGTCACTGACGTCAATTCACCTGCAATTCCTGCGGCAAATATTCTAAATGAAATAGGTCGTTCAACGACTGCCAATAATAATAACGGAGTTAGAACGGATGGAAGTTCAGGAAGCAACACATTAACGATTCAATTGACAAATAGATTGCAAGGCACGACTTCAACAGTTGGAGCAGTAACGTCTGTTATTTCTAGTTTTACTCCGACAATCATAGGGACTTATGCAATAGAGTATAGAGTTGCAGCCTATAATACAACAGGATCTTTAGGTGCAGGTTATAGCATATTTGGAACCGCTCGTTTTGATGGTACTGATTCTAATCTTTGCGGAACTGCCGATAAAATTACAAATGAAGAAGGGTCTATGACATCCGCTAATGTAACTATGACAAATTCATCAGGTGCAATCTTAGTTAATGGTGTTGGTTATGCAGGACAAACGATTAATTGGTCAGCAGTTGGTTTATATACATTCGTGGGGGTTTGATTACATCTACATAGAATAATTCTAAAAGGATTTATTATGCCATCTTTAGTTGGTTTGAAAAATATCTTCATATTTTTCTTAGTGAAGCTAAAGAAGGATTTTTCTTAAATATTGAAAAAAATAATAGTTGTTGGAATTGGAAAGGTAATATTGAAGAAGGTAAATTGATTTGTCATACTTGTGATAATCCTTCTTGTGTAAATCCTGATCATCTTTATCAAGGGACTTTAAAAGATAATCATCAAGACATGGTAAAACGAGGTAGATTTAAACCTCGAGGTAAAATACAACCCCTAAAATGTTGTAAATGAGGTAATTATTTCTGGATTTGACAACGATATAATGTACGCGAAGAACGCTGATTTCACTAAAGCTGATAATCAGGCAGTATCTGAAAATAACGGTTTGATTACTGATGGTCAACTGTGGATTGGAAGAACTTCCGTTAATGCGGGGGGTACTCACATAGACGTAAATACTCTTACTGCTGGTTCAGGAATAAATATTGTAAATGGCGCTGGCTCAGTTACTATTGAAACAAGTGGTGTGGCAATCACTACTATTGATGGAGACACTGGGAGTATAGCGGGTTCGGTAGTGACAATTGAGACTGGAGTATCGACAAATAACTCTGGTTCTACAATCGAATTTAATAATTCTGGAACTACATCTGTGTTGAATTTGACTAATAAAACCAATCACAGCACTTGTTTGGGTCAATTATCTGGAAATTCAGCTATGGCTGGAAGCAATAACACAGCGTTAGGATACTCCACATTTTCAAATGATCTTACTGGGAACAACTCGGTCGCTATCGGAGCCTCATGTTTATCTAACAGCAATGGTTCTCAAAATAATATTGGAATCGGGGTATCGGTTTTACCTAATGTAACAGGGTCTAACTGCGTCGGAATTGGATTTAACTCAATGTTAAACGCTGTAAATTCTTCCAACTGCGTCGCAATTGGTTCTCAGACACTAGGAGATGTTTCCCCAACAAGCTGTATTGCTATCGGTTTTGACTCGATGATAAACGCTTCGGGTAGTATCAATAATGTGGGTATAGGTGAAAGTACACTTTCTAATTCAAGCGGATCTAATAACGTCGCTATCGGTTTTAACAGCATGTTAAATTCTGCTACCTCATTACAAAACGTTGCAATTGGATCTCAGACGCTTAGAGATCCAACAGCTTCGAGCAACGTAGCTATAGGTTATAACTGTATGTTTGACGCTGTTGGTAGCATCAACAATGTTGGTATAGGTCAACTAGCCTTGGCTAATAGCACCGGTAACGCAAATGTGGCTCTAGGATTAGGTGTAATGCAAAGCGCTACTAGTGCTTCATTTAATATAGCATTGGGTTTCAATTCTCAATTTAGCAATTTGTCTGGGAACGATAACATCGCAATCGGAAGCCAAGCATTAAACAATGCCACAGCTCCAACACTAAACACTGTTTTGGGATTTCAATCGGGTGGTAATTATAGCTCCACAGAATCCAGCAATATTATTTTAGGTGCTTCAGTAACTGGAACCACTGGAGAATCAAATGTTGTGAGAATTGGAAATCAAGGTTCCGGATCTAGCCAACAAAATACTTGTTTCATTGCGGGTATTACAGGCGCCACTGTCACAGGAACAGCGGTTCTTTGTGCAACTAATGGTCAATTGGGCACTGTTGTTTCATCCGAGAGATATAAAGAAAATATATTTGATATAAAAGACGATATTTCAGTCTTAAATTTAAGACCTGTCGAATTTAATTACAAAAAAGATCAATCTAAATCAAGATGTTACGGTTTGATTGCTGAAGAAGTTGATTCAGATTTTAAGTATCTTTGTTTTTACAATGATCAAGGAAAACCTGAAAGCGTCAAATATCACGAACTGCCTGTTTTTCTTCTAAAAGAAATTCAACGTTTAAATGCTAGAATAGAAAAATTGGAAGGTAAATCATAATCGTCTTATTTTTTAAGACAATCTAATTTATCAATCTTAGTTTCTATTAAATATTTACAGTCTTTAAAACACCTAAGTCTGTCATTGTGAATAATTATGTAATTTTGACAATGGAAATCATCAGGATCTATCTGGAAATTTTCAATAGCTATTTCTGTTTTAAGGATCTCATATTTCAAGTATTCAATTACTTGCATTTTTGCAATTTCATAATAAACACAAGGAACTGCCTGACTTTCTGCGATCAAAAAAACAGGAAACGACAGTAAAGTTATTAATAAATTTTTCATAAGTCCTCTTAAGAATTGCCGGATATTTGCTCATTTTCAATTTTTTTGTCAATATAGATTTTTTAATTACATTTTTTGTCATATTTATGTCTAGACCTCATTTCTTAATTCAACCACCTACTTCTTACACCGGAATAATTACAGAGCCTTCTAATAGATTAATCTCACTAACCACTCAACAAATTATTGCTTCGTTAAGAGATGAAGGTATTCCTCTTTCTATCATTGCACAAATTGCAAAAGTTGAGCGAAAGACCTTTTATTCTTGGCTTAATGGAAAGTCAATACGCATAGATAATCAAGAAAGGTTAGAAAAACTATATGAATTACTTTTCAGAGATAAACAATCATCTCTACTATATCTTTATCGTTATTGGAATCGAAAAACAGCTACGGGATTATCTTTGTGCAATCTTTTCACAGAGGATAATTTAAATTCGACAGTGATAAATAAGGCCTTATTAGAACTATGGCCACTTGCAAAGAAATATGAACTCGAATTGTGTGAAGACTATATCGAAGCTAACGAAGACAAAGGGCAGTTGGAAGTAATTAATGATTGGCGAAACTGATCCATTGCATATTATTCTTTTGGTGGTTTCGGTAGTGGCATCCAATGCGTAATTCCAAACACCATTCCATCACCCGCATATGAACCTAAAGGACTACATACCCAACTTGGATATTCATTATGTATATCTCGATAAGCTCGAAAAACACCATCCTCTCCATAAACTAAAACTAGATCGTAGGGTGCTGGCAACCTATCTATGCATTTAATCCATTCCATTCAGCCCTTTCAAAATCATATTCAGGCCAATATTTGCATAACATTTTAAAATAGTGATCAGTCATATTTTTATATCCTGCTGAATAATAAACATCCTCAACACAATCATTGACAATTTGAAAATTTGCACCCAACGCATTAGCTAATATTACCATATTTGGGAACGGATTATTTGGATGGCAAATCCCAGGAAATTTAATTGAGAAATCTAGAGGTGGTTCGATTAATTCTTTTCTTAAATGATCCATGGCTTGATAATAAATTCCCATCTTGCCTCAAATTTTAGTGATGTGTCTGATATCATAAATTATATTTTAGAATCTTTATCATAATGGGCACGACCTTTCATTTTATGAATAAATTTTTCCACCTTTTTACAGTCATTATAATCTCCTCTAAAATAGATAACTGCACATCCCAAATGTGGCGCGTAACTTTAGAAAATCTTTTTTATTGTATAATTTCATTAATATCCTTAGATAGTTCAATTTGATTCTCTGAAAAAGCTTCTGTGTCATATCCACCACTTGTGGATAAAACGTTTCCACAGAGGCACATTAACTTTCCAGTTTTACCTCAAGTTTTAGGATATCTATATCCGATAATCGTCGTTATGTTTAAGAATTTTCACAATTTCCAATGTATTTTTCTGAATTTTCGTCAATCCACAATCTTTTATTTAATTCCAGCATAGCGAAAATAAACAACCCTTCAACATAATCCGAAAACTCAGCATTTGTGAATGAACTTCCTCGCAGAAAAATATTTAATACAATATCTTTTTTCAAACGATCTAAAATTCCTTCAGCAGTTTCTGGATTTAAGTTAAAATTTTTCCATTCAGTGCTATATTTTAACATGTCTTCAAACTTATCAAAATATTTTCCACGGAAGTAATAATCGTCTTTATAATTATCAGGCCATATTTTCTTAGCTTCTTCTTTGTTAAGATATTTTCTTGGTATGGATATTTGAAATGTTCCATCTTCGTGCTTATATAGCCTTTTTTCTAAATCTTGTAGTTCATTTTCCATCGTTTAAATCCTTCTCATCCATATTATTCAAAGTACACCACAAACAAATACAAGATTTATCTTTTATACAAATATTTTTGCATTGAGTGCAAATTGAAAATTCGTTGCCTTCAGGGGGATATATTATTATTTCCATTCCCTGAGAAGGGAGTTCAATTCCACTCCATGCGTCATCTTCCATCATCAACTCACAATATTTTATTTAATTTTTGATTATCAGGAAACATTTCCGATGTGATACAGGAATCTTGTCGTTGAAGTTCATGGTTTTATTCAACTTAACTTCATATTTTTTTTATTTATTTTACAATACTCCATTGCTTCAACAAGGTTAACACCATGCTCCAAGTCATACACATGTTGAATATCTTTAGGTTCCCATTTTTCTAAAACACATCTCAATTTTTTAGATATTCTTGCACATTGAGAAAATGTAAATATTCCATCACAGTCACTATGAGTTAAAAAAATAAGCCAATCCTTATCCCATTTACCCCAATCTTGCTGAACCCATTTAAAATTCGAATCGATTTCTAAAGTTAAACCCAATGATTCTGCAACTCTTTTTCTAAATCTATGAAATCCTGTGTAAGACCATCGGGCTTTGCAATCGTAATCTAGTACATGAAAATAAATACCCATATTTATTTCTTTCCTTCATTTTCCATCCATCAAATCCTTCTAGTTTATTCCTAAAATATGTTCAAGCAATTCGTTTTTAGGATTGAAACCTTTTAAATCTAAAAGTTTCTGCCGTATTTGGTAGACTGGATCTTTTCTTATAGTTTTTAATCTTTTCTTTATATTCCGCTTCTTCAATTTTCTTCCGCTCATATTCCTCATAAAATTTTTCTAAAAAACTCATAAATTCCTTTTTTTTTCCCACGTCTTGATCTCTAATTTTTTTCTTAGATAGTGGAATTATTCTATTCTGAACCTTCTTATACATGCCTAGTAATCGATCTAAAAGATAAGGATCAAAATATTTAGTGATTAGGGGTGGAGGTAAGCTAATCGTCGTTGTTTTCATGTATTTATTTCCTCGCATCGAAGCACCTAGATTCCTTTTTATACATACCATCCTGAGAATAGGGCCATTATTTTCTTTTTTTATCTTTATGATTTTCGTCATAAGTTTTTTGATATTCTTTTCGGCATTCTTTACAACTACCGGCACGTCCTAGCTTTCCATTTTTTTGTTTGTAAAATCTTCGAACATCTTTGAAAATCTTACATGTATTGCATCTTTTTTTTACCATCAAAAACCCTCCATTTTCACAGAGAGAATAATTGAAGCTTCTTTACATGTAAAACCGGTTTTACATTTCATCTTCAATTTCCCTAGCCAACTTTCTAGCTTCTTTATAATTACGTAACCTCACTTTAGAAGATAGATTGTTAGCTGCCTCCCAATTCAGCTTAAATTTTCGCATTAGCAAAGCGGAGCTAGGATTAAATGAATGTTCGTTGCAATATGCGTAGGCTAAATCTTCCATGTTTTCTAACATAAAAGTCCATTGCATATATTAGATTTGAGAAACTCTAACCCAATTCTTAGCTCTTTTACTTCTTTATGTAATCCATTAATACGGGCATGCTGACCTTTTCGAAGCATATTAACCTTTTCTATCAGAGTGGCTATTTATCTGTCGTGGCGCTTGTCTGAGGGTTCAGGAAACAATTCCAACTGTATCATGATTCCTCTTTTTCCTTTTAGGTATCCCTTCAGGCGGTATAAGAGCCTGTAGACATTGCCAAAATTCAAATTCTTTTTCAATCATTTCTTCTATAAACGATTGATCTCGTTTGACTTCTAAAATTTTTCCTTTGTTACCATCAAAAGAGTAATAGAAGACAAAATCAAGACCGGACACTTCTATTTGATGTTGTAATTGCGGGTAATACCGAGGATCAACTACACCATTTAAAGCTAGATCATGACTCTTTTTCCCACCGCATTTAATTTCGACTATAGAATCCTGCTCAATCGTCATTCCATCGAAAGAAGCGGCCATCCACCTATTTTCATGTTCTACTACGCAAGGAAACATAATCAAACCTGATTCTTTTTCGAATGCCTCTAAAGCGATTGGTTCAAGCTCAATACCACGTAACATGTAAATGTTAGGAACTTGTTCATAACACTTAGTTTTTTCCTCGTACAATTTTTGAATGCTTTTGAAATTGCATGTGCCCATGATGATATTTGCATCACTCGCGCAAATTCTGTTGCGTCGCCACTGCAACCACTTGCTTGATCTTTGTTCTAAGTTAATTAGTTTCATAATTTTATTTTTATTACCCAATCTGAAAAACTTAAACCTTCCTCATTATTTTTTCGTTCGGAAAAGTTTCTTGTCTAATTTTTAGATAGTACAGTAGTTCATTTTCAGCATTCAGAATACATTGCTCTATCATTGATTTATTGATATGATCTTGAATATCTTCTTCACTAATCATTTTTACCCTTCTTTTTTTTCAATCAATGCTTTTTGTTTTTCAATATTTTCTAAGCATCCCTTCTTCAGCTTATAAAACATACTTTCTTTCATAGCGCAAAAAGATTGTAGGCTTTGTGAAGTTAGATAATCCCAAATATTCTTTTGATACTCTTGATCACACTTCTCAATTAGATAATTAAGCTCAGTCCATTGAGTTTTATTTGTTAATTTAGGTTCTTGATTTTTTTGTTGTTGCCTATCCATCGCTTTCTCTCCATCATCGTCATCAGTTTCTGACACTACCCCTATTGCAGCGCTCAAGGCATATCTTTTTCCATACGAAACCGCTGATCCGACGGCCTGCGCATCCTTTTTATTAAGGGGTATTTCAAGGGGCCCAAACTCAACCCATTGCCCTGAAGCGTGACACACTCTAGTTACTATTGAGATGCCATTATCGCTTGATAAAACATCCTGTAGAACGGTGAGATTATTCTTAGATAATGGATCTCTAATAACTTCCCACACTTGAGCAAGAGTTGAATAGGTACTCTTAAAAAATGGATTCACCGTTGATTTAGAAGCCGGTTTAATTTCTCCTTGAGCTATAGATAATGCTTTTGCAACTTGATCTATTTCAGTAGACGTTTTCATGGTTACCCCTTAAAAGTTTTGAGCTTCAACATAATGTTCTAAATAATAATCTTTAAATGCATCAAAGTCGTCCAATAAGGCCAAAAAATGTCCTTTATCTAAATCCAATTCATCTGATATCTTTTCAGCTGCGGACAAGGATTCTTGCCAGCAATAAACAAACATTGTGATAAATGACTGTTTTGATATTTCATCTTTGAAATGCGCGATCGACGATAGGCTTCTCAGGGCGGAATCTTTGACTCGCAGCATTTCGTTTTCAATAAATTCATTCATAGATTCTTCTTTTTTGTAATAGTCGTAATAGTCGTAATACATAGTTATACTCACTTATATACAGTTATACTCGATTTTAGATATAATTCTTAATCTCTTTAAGTTCGTTTGCTATTTTAAATGATTGCCAACTCATTTGTTCTAAACACATCTGTAAATCGTAACTGAACTTCATCTCATCATTTGCAGCTTTCTCTAATCGATCACTTAACCGATTTGCTGTTTCTATTAATTCTTCTAAGTTTGTCATATGCACAACTCCTAATTTAATTTCTCACGCTATCACTGACACTTCTCTTAGCTTCTCAACCTGCTGAGTTTGGTAGCTCAGTCGACAGGGAGAATTTCGCTTTTGTACTCCAAAATATAGCAGATCAACGATTTTAAAGCAATACGAAAAAATAACATTTGATCTAAAATTAACCATCACGTAAGATAAAAATATAAAAACAAGGAGAATTCACATGTTGTTAAGGAACAATCAAATGAAGTTAAAAGATTATTTATATTTTAAAGGGATGACTATCCAGGATTTTAGCGAATTGATTGGATATAGCCGCAATCATCTATCAGGGATCATAAATAAAAGACTGAAGCCCACTAGAAAAATGGCCCAGTATATAGAGAAAATGACAGACGGCGCAGTAAAAGCGGAAGAATTAATGAGAGGGGAGTGATATGGACTCAACGACATGGGCAATTATTAGAACAGGGATTGTGATAGTCGGTGTTAATATTGCATTGTTAATATTGCATTATTTGCAGCATTAGCGACATTAATGAAGATCAAATAATGTCTCATTTGATTAAACGCAAAGAAATCGTCTTGAAAAAGCTATAAGAAAAATAGGAAAACGAATTTATTTCAGACAATATTTGTTTGATGACTGGATAGAAAACCATCAATTTTTAGGAGAAGAAAATCTATATATCTATGATCTTAACGAAATCTTAAAAAATTTCTAGATAAAATAGCGTGATCAGCGTACTGTAAATTATAATAAAAAATAGTATACAGTTTAAATGGCGAATGTAAATAAAATACTTTACTTTCTCACAAAACCGTTGATTACGCAAATAATCTACTCGATTTATATAATAAATTTTGGTATATATTGCGTAAATAAAAAAGGCCAGACTAGAATCTGGCCTTTAATGTGCTTGCTAATGCAAACAATGAACTTGGGTAGTTCCATTGTAGCATTACCCGCATATTCAATCAACGATTTTGTGGGGCGCTATGTCTAATTTTGGTTATTTTTCTTTGCCACGTTCTTTAACTAGAACTAAAATCTGGAATGATCTTCCTCTCTCATATCATAAAGTTTTCACGGTCTTAGTAGATCACGCATGTTTTAACACTTACAAATTTGATGATCATGGACGTGTCTTTGATTTACAACCTGGTCAATATTGCGCTTCCTATGCAGAAATTAAGCAACTTTGCGGTAAACATGTTGAAGTGATCGATGTTGAGCGCGCTATCAAGAAATTTATTTTGTACGGATTTGTGAGCCAAGAAGTGAGGTATAGGAAATCAATAATAACGATCACTCATTCAGATACTTACAACCTAATTATAAGAGGTTGTGAGGTGAATCGTGAGGTAAACTTGAGGCAAACTTGTGGTAAACTTGAGGTGCAAAGTAATAATATAAATACTGAAGAGAATGAAGAGAATAATATTTCGCGCGAGGCGCTCAACGGAAAAATTATCGGTTTAGATTTTGTTAATGAAAATTTTGAACAATTTTCATCAAACGAAAAAGAGTCGTTAAAAAACAAACCAGATAAAAAAAAGAATAACCCATCAGAATTAGCATTTTCTCTATTAGACTTTTTCTATAAATCCTTAGAAATTCACATTCCTACACAAAGGTCTATCCAGAAAAACACTCAAAAACTCACAGAAATGGCCCGCCATTTCGACAAAATATTAAAAACGTATTCTGAGTTGGAAATTCGTGATTGCGTTAACTACGGCCATTCTAATGACTTTTGGAAAAATAATGGGATAATCAAGAATCCTCGAAAATTAGAAGAGCATATGGGAACATTACTAACTCAATTGAAAGGGAAATCTAATGAAAAAAATCAAAAAAATCCGATATCTGATGAATCTCAATATGATTTGAGTGATATCGACCCATTTTTAAAAAAACGAGCTATAGAGCTGCAAAAAGAATTTGAAAAGATACAAAAACAGGCTAAAAATAATGAATGATAAGACTTACGCTTTATTTGACCATGACGAAGGTTTACAAACTCAAGGCAGGGTATACTTGTCTGACCGTGCTTTAAGCGTTCCAATGGCTCGCAAATGCGGAATTTGCAGCCTCGGAGACGCTCTATACTTTGCATATCGATCAAATGGTGAGATTGTTCGTTGGAAGATGCGGTCTATGCTCGATAAAAAAGAAACTCGATTCAATAACTTACCGGAAGAGCAGAAAAGCAATTTTAAAATGCCTTTTTATAACCAACAAAATTGGCCTGATAAGGATTTTTTAATAATAACCGAGGGAGAATTCGATTGCATAGCTTTAATGCAACTGATGGGAAGAAATGTTGTATCTTTACCCAACGGCGCAGGATCAATTGAAACAACATTTAGAAATCAATACGAATACTTACAAGATTATAAAATAATCTACATTTGCACTGATATGGACGAAGCGGGTGAAAAAGCAGCTCAAAAAGCTATGGCTATGCTAAGTCCCGCAAAATATCGAAGAATGATGTTACCCTACAAAGATGCAAATGAGTGGGTAATTAAAGACCCGTATCTTGAAAAGAAAGATGTTGAATTTGTTATGCTCAATGCTCAAAGAATTCAAGATGATTCTTTTAAAGATCTTAGATTTTTAGATGATGATGTTTTTGAAAAAATCGATCTAGGCGTTCCTACAGGATGGAAAGGTTTGAATGAGGTTTTGGGTGGTATGAGAATCGGAGAAGTGACCGTGGTTTCTGCGGATACAGGAAGTGGAAAATCTACATTTTGCGTAAATCTAATGCATAATATTGCTATTCAAGGTTTGGGAATTTGGATAAATAGTTATGAAATGGATTATAAAATTATAATAAGAAAATTAGCTGGAATTGTTTTGGGAAAGAAAATGAAGTTTGATAAATTTAATGATAGCGATATATCAGAATTCAAAGGTTGGTGTGATAAAAATTCAGTATATATAAATAAATCTATTTCTAGAATAGATTTAAATGTTTTGAGAAATCAATTTGAGAAAGCTGCGTATGCTTATAATGTTAAATATATTTTATTAGATCACTTAGATTATATTCATTCTTCTGGAAATAAAGAGAATTCTTTTGAAAATATCGATGAAGCGGTTAGAGAAATTCACATGTTAGCTATGGAGTTTAAAGTTGGGGTGATTTTAGTTGTGCATCCAAAACAGGTTAAAAATGGTCAAGAAATTTCAATGGCAGATTTAAAGGGTAGTTCAGGGATAAAACAATTTGCTGATAATATTTTAGTTTTGACACGAATGGATAGATTAGATCCAAATGATATTAATCGAGTAAAGATCCGTGTGTGGAAAAATCGTCTATGTGGCATTGAAAAAGCGTTTTTTTTAAGGTATTTATCAGAAATAGACAGTTACGTTGAAGGAGTTTAAATGATTGAAATAATTAATTTTAGAGAAATTAAGAAAGGGTGTTTAGATTCAAAGATAAGTGTAAAGATCAAAGAATGGGGATTTGTAATAAATAGAATTGCAGTATTTAACAAGGATGGAAAACGTTGGATTAGTCTTCCAAGTGAAATGTATGAAGATAATGGAGAAAAGAAATATTTTTCGTTAGTAAAATTTGATGATCAAAAGAATATGACCAAATTTCAAGATTCAGTCCTTGAAGAACTAGATAAGTATTGTGATAAAAACAAAGAAAATCCCTCTGTTTTTGGATCTGCTCCGAAAAAGGTTAATGAAATAAGAAAAGAACATCATCAAGATGATTTGCCGTTTTGATAGACTGGATTGAATTAGAAAAAGATATTGTAAATAATCTTTGTAATAAAAAATGGCTTAAAATGCGAACACCCGATAAGCCTCTTCCAGTAGTCTCGCAAACCACTGTCAATACCTCGGGTGTCTGATGAACTTGTGAAGTTCTCACTTGATAACTGAGTTAACTTCACTATACCAAAGAGGTCTCATGTTGATCAAGTATATTAAGTTGATAAGATGATGAAAAAATCTTACGGGAGACTATTGGGATACGATATAGCATGTGGGAGAAATTTATTGAGATTAATGAAGGAAAAATATGGTAATCAAGCAAAAACATGAACTTATAAATTTAGATCTAGTGACAGATTTCAGTAATGCTCATGAAAGTGAAGAAGGGCTAATATTTTTTTCATCTTTTATTGTACAGGGATTATATCTGTAAAACAACGTTAATATTTGACTCTAAAAAAAATAGAGATGATGGATTAAAGAAATTATTTGAATATTACCGATCGCAAGTGCAAGTTTGTGAGTTAGATTAAAAAGGCTAGCCACGGCAGCTAGCCCAAACTTCGCTTAACAAAAAAACTAAGATCCCTAAAAAACCAGTAGGAGTGATTGTGTAGGTAAGACGATATTATATCAAATTGAAATTTTAATCAAGCTTGATCTAAATTAGCCGTTTGTCAAATATGAAGTTAAACAATTAAGTGGCAGATGAAAACGATACAGTGTTGGCGCTTGAAGACTGAGATTGCTAACGAAGCAAACTCAACAGAGTATTGGGCTAAGAAAAACGCACGACACAAGCAACAGAAAATTTCGATTAAAAAAGCTTTCTTGATTGATAAACCTATTATGAAACCACCCTTCACTTGCATTCTAACTAGGATAGCACCCAGACAACTGGATTTTAGAGATAATTTGCCGATGTCGATGAAATGGGTGTTCGATGCGATTTGCGATTGGTTTTACCCTGGAAAAGCAGCGGGTCGGGCTGACGATACGAAAGAGATCACCTGCGAGTATAAGCAAGAAAAGGGAAGAGTAAGAGAGTATGGATTAAGAATCGAAATTATAAAGGAATCAAATGAATCAAGTACTAATTAAACAATTTATTAAAATTAAAACGAAATGGAAGAAGTTTAAGAATTTTAGAAATTTGACTCACGATTCTATTAATAACATTGATGATTCTGCTTATTTAACGATGCTTGATAGAGAAAGAATGATAGATAATTTAATAAATATGATCAATCATACCAATGCTTAAGGAAATTATCGAATATATAAAAAGATTTATAAACAAACATTACCCTCCACCCCCAGCATTTTAATGAATATTACTTTATCCGCAGATGATATTTTAGACCTAATATTAGAAATGGAAATCGAACGTGAAGATTGTTCAATCTCCTCTACCGCATCATTTCTTGCAATTATGGCTATGCTAGAAATTAAACTGAGTATTAAAAATTATGTTCAATCAAATCAATCAGATAAACTCACCTGCAAGATTCAAGCATTTAACGATAAAATGACTCAAATCATACTTGAAAAAGAATCGCTCGCACTTGCAATAACTGATCAAATCCTTAGATCTGATATCCACACAGAAATCATTATTTACAACGAAATGCTGTCCGAATACAATAAAATTTTCGATAATATACTACACAAAGAATGACTTATGAGAAAACTTAGCATTGTGCTTATCTTATTGCTAACTGGTTGTACCGCTCTGCAAAAAAACTCGGATGAATTGAAAAAAATCGGACATGACATTGTTGATGAAGAAATAGATAATGGTTTGTCAAATCCTCAATAATATGAAATTTACTATAGAAATCTTGGCTACTCTGATGATTACCATTACGTTAATTCTTTTAGCATTTACATTTATAAATATTTTAATCGGATGCACTTATTCAATTAATATGATGCATACTCAAGGATCTAAAGATATGATTGAGGAGAGTCAAACGGCTGACCCTAATATTGATCCAAATTTAAGTTTGAGTGGAATATGACAGGTAAAGAAGTGCAAGAAATAATAAGTAATCTGGAGGATATTAGCAATCTGCTCATTACTTCTGACCCTTCTAAACACTCATGCGAAAAAATAGCACTTTACAAATTGGGAAGGTTATCCCAACGATTAGAACATATGCTTCATTCAATCCGACAGCTGAGAAAGAAGATGAAATGTGAAATATGCACTAAAAAAATAAGGCCGACTGAGATTTATACTAATTTTTATTATTGCGGGAATTGCAACTGGACTTATGAATATGAAAGAAAAAAAGATTAAATGAATAGAGTTATTGATTATCCAAAACTGTATTGCCCATTTGTTAAAGATGAAAATCACAAGATTATTGATCAATTAGAACCAGGTTTTGAGTGGATATATGATAAAGGTGTTTGTGTAGTTGATCATTGCCATGAAGAAGGAAAAGTTAGAGGTTTACTTTGTCATACATGTAATATTAAAATTAAAATCGTTGAAGGTGATCTGGAAATTTTAAAAAAATCTTTAAAATATGTAGGAAAATATGAGTCCTTTCAAAAGTGTTAAACAAAAAAATTATTTATTCAGCCAAAAACCAGAAATTGCAAAAGAATTTGCCGAGCATACAAGCAAAGAAAGAATGAAGAAATTACCTAAGAAGGTTAAGAAGAAATGATAGATATGGATGAATACGAAATTTTACCTGGTTTAAATTTAGATGAATTGAGTTTGGAAGAAATTGAATCTGGGAAAATTATCTCAAAAGATAATACGTTCGATGTAAGAATGGAAAAAGAAATTTTAAAAAAAATTCTTATTCATTATAAGAAAGGAGAAAATTTATATAGTTTTCTTAAATCATTATCTGATGATGATCTTCATTTAATGGGAAATTGGCCGGATACTAGAAACGAAAAAGCTTTTGGAAAGATTATTTTTCTTATCACCATGTCTTTAGGATTAGAAAATCCTAAAAAAAGAATCAATACTTTACAGATTAAAGAAATTACACCAGCATTTTGCGTGATGTGTATTTTGGCATTATTTGAAAAAAATGGATTAAATAAAATTACAGATAAGTCTAAGTGGTGGGTTCCTGATTCAGAGTTAACAATTGAACTCACAGATAAATTTTGTGAGATGAATGGATTGCTGAAGGAGGTTAAGAAGAAATGAGTCTTAAAAATTTAGACATATGGATAGATTTTACAGAAGCGTTCCCTGTACCTGAAGCAAAAATAAAAGTAAAATTCTCGGATGATTCGGAAGGAATATGCTTTTATACTCCTTATAATAGATATCAAAAATTATGGGAATATGGTGACAAAAATCATGGTAAAAGAGCTACTCATTGGAAAATAATATAAAAACAAAGAAAGTTAAGAAGAAATGAAATTTTTTGAAACTCTAGATGCAATATTTGTCAATGTCGATGAAATCTCTTACATCGGCCATGAATATGAAAATGCATCACATAAATACTATTCCTATATTTATTTAAAAAATGGAAAAAAATTAGAATTTTTAGATTTACCAGATTTATTTGAAGACAATAAAAAATTTGATAGCAATCATTTGGTAACTTTGCATAGATATGCTGTCGGAATTTTATGCTCTTCAGAAGAATATTTGGTTAAATATGATGATTTGATGGAATCATCTTGGGAACTATTCATTACAGAATTTGATCGTGCAAATATAAAATAATCAATTGGGATAACTTAATTTGTAATTGTGAAAGATGTAAAGAAAGGATGAAGGAATTGCCTAAGATTAAAAGAATGCAAAAAATACTTAAAATTCCTGAACTGATGAAAACAATTGGAATTTATGGATCTTGGAAGATTACAACTGAGTTTAGGTTAAATAAATTTAGCCAGATGGAAATAAAATGTAATTGCGAAAATTGCAAAAAGGAAAAATGGTTTGTAAAATATCAACTTTTAGAAGAAAGAAAATGTCAAAATTGTAGATCAATTAATCGCACAAGAAATAATTACAGAAGAAAATCAAACCGTTTAAATCCTATAGGAAATTTTAGAGAAAAGGATAGAATAAGAAATATAGAAAAGTATGATTAGGTAAGGTTAAGAAGAAATGATCATTCAGCTTAACCCTCCGATTTTTTTAAATAGTCCCAAAGGATTATGCCTAGCCCATTTTCTGATTGATTACGGAATCGAAGACGATCTGTATTGGACTGTATTTCAACAAGACACCGGCGAATGTTGGACGTGGAACAATAAAGATATTAGAGCGCAGAAAAACATAACGATTGGTCGAAATTATGGAAATGACATTGAGAGAAGCAGCTAAAGTTTGTTCTATCTCTAGACATGCTTATTATGCTGTTAGATCATATAAGATTAAATCTCATAAAATTAAAGGGGAATGGGTAATTTATTTGAGTGATGTACTTGAATATAAGAAAATTATGAGTATTAGAAGTGAAGGGAATCGATTATGAGTTCCGAATTATCAGTTACGATTAAAGACTCTGAAAAATCACTGACTAAGAAATATCTTCAATATGAAATATATGCAGTACATGAAGAAGATTTTGTCATCAAAAATGCGATTCAAGAGACATTGGCTAATTTCGATGGAGAACCTGAAAATATAATAGTGAAGATTAAGATGGAGATTCAATAATGGGTATTGGTCGTCCTAGAATATATGACAGAGAAAAGATATTCCAAGATTTATTAGAATGGGCTAAATTGCCCGATAGCATTAATCTTTGTAAATTCTGTGCTATTAATGAATTAGATCCGGATTTAATTTTACAATGGTCAAGAGATGAACCAGAATTATCTCGAACGTATAGAACCGTTAAATCTTTTATAGGTGCTAGAAGAGAAGAGTTACTAAATAAGAATAAATTGCATACTAAAGCCTATGACCTAAATGCAACAAACTATGATTTTTTTCTAAAAGATGAAAAGCGCCAACAACTTGAATATGAAGCTTCTCTCAAAAGTTCCCAAGATTCCCAAGAAAATACTTATCACATAAAAGTGAACTATGCAGGTCCTACAATTGAAGTATCACCCGAGACCTTATCAGCAGAAAATCCTGACAGCGCTTCAGAACGGAATTAAACGAGCTGTTTGGTGTTGCCATCGCAGAGCGGGAAAAGATATCACAATACTTAATTGGTGTATTGGAAAGCTATGTGAAGAGACGCAAACTTGTTTTTACATTATGCCTTCCTATGCTCAAGCTAAAAAGGTTATTTGGGACTCCGTAACTAATGAAGGAATGCGTATCTTAGACTATTTCCCTCAAGAGCTTATCTCACAAAAAAATTCTCAAGAAATGAAAATAAGGCTAAAGAATGGAAGCTTATTTCAGCTCATCGGTTCTGACAATATTGATAGTCTTATGGGTACAAATCCTAAGATTGTTGTATTTTCTGAGTATGCCCTTCAAGATCCAATTGCATGGGATTATATCCGCCCTATTCTGCGTGTTAATAACGGCTATGCTATTTTTATTAGCACTCCAAGAGGCAGAAATCATTTTCATGAAATTTTTCGCACTGCTCAGACTACTATAGGCTGGTTTCATGAGAGATTATCTATCGATGATACAAATATTTTATCTACTGAAGATATATCTAAAGAGCGTTTAGATGGAATGAGCGAAGAGCTTATTCAACAAGAATTCTACTGTTCCTTTGATCGAGGCATAGAAGGCTCTTATTATGCTAATCTTATTCGTAATATGATGGATAATGAACGAATAGTTCCATTTGACTATGATAGTTATAGACCTGTGCATTGTGCTTTTGATTTGGGATGGGATGATTCAACGGCTATCATATTCTTTCAAATATTTGGCAATGAAATAAGGGTCATAGATTGTGAAGAACATAGTACGCAAACGCTTAAATGGTATAAGGATCTCTTAGATAAAAAAGGTTATAAATATGGAGCTTATCTTTTTCCTTTCGATGTTGAAACCACAGATGGACTTATATCAGGATGCACTCGCAAAGAATTTCTAGAGGGATTAGGTATTTCTGTCACTGTAGTTCCTAAATTGCTAATTTCTGATGGTATCGAAGCTGTAAAGGCATTAATGTCAAATAGACTTTATATCAATAGCAAGAAATGCCAACCTCTAATTAAATCTTTAGAGCATTACCATAGAGAATGGGATGATAAGCATAAGGTTTACAAAAATGCTCCTCGCCACAATTGGGCATCCCATTACAGCGATGCTCTACGTTATTTAGCTATTGGATTGCATAAAATACATGATGGGAGTAGTTCAGTCGATAATGATTTAAAAGCTTTAAGAGCTTATTGGGGATAGATGAAAATGTTGAAAATGCTGACAATCCTTGAGAGGAATTATGAAACGTGATGTTATAGCTAGAAGAATTCGAGAGGCACGCGAACGGTGTGGCATGTCTCAGCAAGAATTGGCGAATTTAATGGGATGGGAAAGCCACGTTTCGCTAGCTGCAATTGAAAGCGGAAATCAAGGTGTGAAAACCTGGGAATTGCTGAAATTTGCGAGTATTATGAAAGTGAGTCTCGAATCTTTATACAGTGAAGAAATACAAGAAATGCCAGTACGCCAGGTAATACTTTGGAGAAATAGGGCTGTTGACATTAATGTAGTTCTTAGCGAAGAACGCTATGTTATTCAACATTGTGAGGACTAGCGTTTGATAAAAAGGCTTTTAGGTGATTCTTCACCTCCACTTAAACAACTTCCCTGCGAAAATTATGACATTACAACGGTTGATAACTCTTGGGCAAACTTATAGGTTCGCTCCTTTCATCTATCGAAATTTATAACTAAAATCTACCACAAATAACAATTCTTAAGCACTTTGTGATTAAATACACAGGTGATTAAGATGAATTGCGCGATTTTTCTAAAGCTTCTAAGGCTTCCTCTTGAGTGTCAAACTCTCCAACGAGAATCATTTTATAATCTTTCATATATCTTGCACGCCATTTTCCAGACTCTTTTCTATATGAAGCGCCTTTGTTTTCTCCTCTTGATCTTACTAGTCTTTCCTTTGAAATCATATCTTGATTATTTTCTTTCGGGGTACCAAGGAAAAGATGTTGAGGGTTTACACACCAAGCATTATCGCAATGATGACAAACAAACTTCTCCTCTGAGATTTCACCATGATAAAGATAATAAGCTATCCGATGAGCTCTATAATCTTTTTGTTTCAAAATATAGTGACCATATCCGCTTTCAAAAAGACATCCATTCCATCGCCAACAATGTCCTTGCCATTTTTTTGCATGTCTTATTATTTTCGAGGTTTTATCTATCGAAGTTTTTTGCCAGAATTTTGCTATATCTAAAGGTTTCATTTTTATCATGGACAAATTATAAACAAAACCATCATTTATCACAACAGGATTGTTTAAGATATGGCTAGGAACTTCGATCCTGTTTTTTGGCCCGACGAAGAATTTTCTTTATCTTTACGTCAAACAAGAGATAAACACTACGACGATTGCATAAATATTCTCCAAACCCAATGGACACAGGCTGATTTAGATCAACGGTGTGCTATGGGCGAATCTGATCTATGGGGCCAATTATTTCCAGGCGTCAATAATTTTCGTCGGAAAATGTTTAACTTTAATATCACTAATCCTCATATCCAGATGATTAGCGGTTATCAAAGACGCAATCGTAAAAGCACAATCGTAATACCTATAGCCAATTCCAATCAAAAAACCGCAGATCAGATAACTAAGTGCCAGTATCACGTTCATAACCGTAGTGGTGCCTATCAAGTCTATTCTGACGCATTTGAATTAGGCGCTGTTACTCAGGGTCTTGGATTCGTTTCTATCTATAATTCGCTTAAAGATGATCCAATTTCGGGCGATATCTGCCTACGGTATATTGATATGAAGGCCTGCCTATACGACCCATTCTTTAGGCGTCACGATATGACTGACGCAAGGTACTGGTGGACAAGGCAATTCTTTGATCGTCAAGAAGCGGCTCTTCTTTATCCAGATTTGCATGATAAGATTATGTCGATGCCACGCGGAAATTATAATGATGGAAAATTCTACTATATGCCGGAAGTTTTTCAAATCCAATTTCCTGATCTATTAGCGGTGGATGAATATTGGTATCTCTCTACGCGTAAGGCTCATTACATCATAGATATAGAAACAGAAGAAGCGCAAGAATATAAAGGTGATGAAGAAGAATTAAGAGATATCTTGAGAATGTTTAAAGGCCGTTTGAAACAAGTTACCAAGCCTAAACAAACCGTTAGACGCGCAATATTCATGAATGACAGAGTGGTATTAGATGAACCCGATCCAAACTCTATTGATCGCTATCCAGTTGTGCCATTTTTGGGATACTTTCAACCAGATACTCCATATTATGGTTTTAAATTCAGGGGTATTGTAAGGGATCTCAGAGATCCTAATTACCTTTTTAATCGTTTAAAAGTCAGCGATTTAGATACGATAGAATCTCAGCAACAAGGAATTAAGGCTAAAAAAGGCGCTCTAATTACCCCTGACGATGCTTTGAATACAGGAAACGGTCGCGCTCTGATTATAGACCCTAAATTCCAAATGGACGATGTCCAACAGATGGACATTCACCCTCCTTCTCCTGTCCGTTTAGAAATGGAAAATATGCTCAAGGAAGTGATGAGCCAGATATCAGGTGTTAATGAAACTATGTTGGGCACAGATGTCAATGATAAAGCTGGTATTATTTCCATGCTACGCACAGCTAATGGAATGACTACTCTCACTAAGTTCTTCGACCAGTTTGATGAATCACAAAGATTATGTGGCGAAATTATTAATATGATTATCCAACAAAAATGGACTTATGGAAAGGTGAGACAAGTAATTGGAGAAGAACCAACAAGTGAGTTTGATAGTAAATTATTTCTTAAGTACGGTTGTAAAGTAATACAAGGCGCACTGACTGAAACACAACAGCAATTAGAACTCGGTCAATTATTGCATTTGAGAGAGATACTAGGTGAAAGTACTCCCCCAGCTGTTATTTCTCGGATTATTGATGCAATGTATATCACTGGAAAAGATGAGCTTAAAGAAGAAATAGAAAAATACCAGAAGGGAATGTCTGAGCAACAATCTAAACGCGCTGAGCTAGAAATGCAACAATTGCAGGTTGATAACGCAACTAAGTTGGGATATGCTCATAGTCAAGATGCACTAGCACAAGAAAGAATAGCTAAGATAGAGACAGATAAAGCAGTCGCACAAGATAAGTTGAAGAGGGCCAATCAAGAAGATACCCACTCATTGTTGAATCTAATCAAGGGTATCAAAGAACTGGAAGGAATGGATATTGAACATCTTCAGCAAAGATTAAATATTGTTAAAGATATCAATACAGATAACATTGCAAATCAAGAAAGAATTAATCAAAAAAACCGTGAGGTTGGTGTATGAAAGAACATAAAGGTCATCATATGAAAGAGCATAGAGGACAAATGAAAGATGCGGCCGAATCCCATAGAGGTAAAATGGCTCATAAGGGTTACGAACAAGGCAATATGAGTCCAGAAGTAGAAGATTGTCAACGTCCAAGATCTAACTACGCTGAACAAGATTTCAGTAAGACCACCTCTTACGTTGAGCGCCACAATAAATTTGAAGGAAGAGAAGCTGCTGATATCAGAAAACAAGACTATAAAGGGCGTTATTCATGAGCAAGAAAGTTTCGGTTCAAAAAGGGCCGCTCAAACTCAATGAACCAACCATGAAGAATCAAAGCTATCAACAAAGAGCTATGGAAGACCATAGAAATGATATGCTAAGAAAGAGCATGATGATTGAAGAGTTGATGACTCCTAGGCAAAAATAAAATTTAGGGCCTAATGTAACAGAAGCATCCCATCATTCTGATGGTTGATCAGGTGCAATTCCTGAAGCCCTATTAATCTTCTTCCAAATCTTCAAATGGTTCTAATTCAAACCATTCATGACCACAAGATGGACATTTTGTATTTATTCTTTTCATTTCACATGATTCACGATTTTCTTTCATTTTACATTCATAGCATCTCTGTTCGCAAGAAGGAGAACTTAAATAAATTATCTTCTGACAATCAATACATCTTCTGTAATATAAACTCATTAAACTCCCATCAAAAACATATTCGATTGCTCAATCTTAACTTTCTTCTCCTCTAACTTCTTATCTTTCCAGTTCAAGTTAGGTATCCAATGGCCCATAGGATCTTTACAAAACCCAAAATGCCAATAATCTTCATTCTTATAAGCCTTGATTTGTTGCACCATTTCATTTTCGAACAGATTTGCATTATTCAATATGTTATCCATTTCAGACCAATGAGGTAAACACCAGCAAAACTCTACTTTATTAGTTTCAGGTTCTACGTAAAAAACAATCGTGTCATCTTCTGGAAAAGGGCGATAAACTGTAGTAATCATTCGTCTTAATATGGCCCTCGGCATCATAAGATCTTTCTTTTCATGCACAGTAATATAAAAAGGCCTATTTTCATATGGTTTAGATTCTATAGTATCATTCAGATCACAAACTAGTGAAGATTGGAGTTCTCTTGTTAGATCTCCATTCTCAACAGTTTCGCCAGGTTTTACCGCTAATGCGGCATCACGATAAATTGCACCGATTGTTTTTCTATTTGCATCATATTTACTTTGATTTTCCATTTGAAGCCTATTAGTTATAGATTTAAAAATGCTTAAGCATTTTTAATTAATTTAGGTTTTCCAATTAACTTTTGGCGCAAGACATTTTCTAATCCAATATTCTTTATCCTTTCTTGATTTTCCTTCTTTAGCGCATTCATCCGAACAATAGACATCTTTATGAGATGGAACTTTAGATTTGCAGATTTTGCATAGCTTGAATTTTATAACGTATTTAGAAAATAAAGAGATTTTTTTTTCATAAACACATTTGTAGCAAACATCAGATTTATAAAAATCTTTAATTCTTCGTTCTTTCTCACATCGCTTACAAAGCATCAATTACCTCCATGTCAATTGGAAGTAATAATGCCATAAAAAATGATAATTTCATTTAACAAATTCGTACCTACTAAAACATTTCTTATTTAGGGTCAAAATCAAAGGCTATACGCGCCAAAAGACGTATTAATCGGGGTAACGTGCCTTCTCCAGCACAAAGGAAAATTAACATGGAAGAGTTTGATCAAAGCTCAGAGGAACAGGCAGCACCTGTCGAAACTCAACATGAAGAGCAGACACAACAACCGGTTGAAAATCACCAAGAAAAAAATTGGCGTGAACTCAATCGCGTCAAGAAAGAGTTGGAAAGAAAAACGCGCGTGCAAGAAGAGTTTATCGAGAGATTAATGCAGCAACAGCAAGTTCCTGTTATGCAAGCTCAGGAAGCGGATGAATTAGACACCATTCCGGATGATGACCATCTTGTCAAAAGGCAGCAAAAGAAACTTGTGAGAAAGGAAGTTGAACCTCTTCAAAAAAGGATTGACGAACTTGAATCTCGGCTTCAAAAGCAATCTCAAATCGATAGATACGAGAGTCTTAAGCGTAAATTTCCCGACTACGAAGATGTTGTGAATGCAGAAACAACAGCAATTTTAGAAGAACAAGAGCCGGAACTTACCCAGAATATCATAGATATGAAAGACCCCTACAAAATAGGGATGCAAACTTACAAATACATCAAAGCTTTGAATATTTCCGATCAAGTACCAAAAGCTAGGCGTGCCAAAGAGATCGATAAGAAGCTTGAAAGCAACTCTAAAACTATGCAGTCGCCTCAGGCATTCGATAAACGACCGATGGCCCAAGCATTTAAACTAACAGAGGCGGAAAAGAACAAGCTGTATGAGGAAATGATAGGTTATGCAAGTCAGGTAGGTTTCAGTTATTAAAAACTGAGGAATCATGACCGTTTCTATTTCAACAATGCCTTCACAGATTCAGCAAAGGTATAATCAAAAGCTTATCTCAACACCTGAGAAGAACCTGATTTATAACCTATTTGCCACACCTGTAGAGCTACCAGATAATATGGGCTTTATCGATAGACAAAGCCGTTATGACAGACTAGATCTGTTCCCTGTGCCTCTAGATGATGCACAAACTAACCCACCAGCACAACAGCTGAATAGGGTCGATGTGGATAAAATAGGCAGTCCACATATTAGTAATGAACTCTTACTTTGTGCCGCGTAAGAGTATATAGCACCTATATCGTATTAACGAGACAGGTGACCATTACTAACGAGGATAAAATTGTGTCCTCGATAAACCTAAGATGATTGACTTGGAAGCCCTCGCAGTTCAACTGGAGGGTGACAAGGGGCAAGTGAATATAAGGTTTTAACTGGATGATCGCGAAATCGGGAATTAATAGATCGAAGCTCAAGGTAACATTGATATCTAATATCATGGATTTCTTGAGAAATTTCTTTCTTTTGAAGCCTACGATGCTTTGTGAATGTGCTTCTCATTCGTATCATGATTTCACAGTGTCTTTTTTTAACAATGAGAAAAGGATAAATTTTTGGAATAAGATCATCGAGAGTCTCACCACTAATTTGAGAGTTGTAAATCGTTCTTTCTTTCTTAGAAACTCTGGTTTTTCTCTCTTGTTGATTATTTGTTGCGTGAGCATTTTCTTTAATCCAATCCATCAAATCCTTATCGGTGTTAGAAATTTTAATGTAGGTGTGATAGTTGAGGAGATTTTTAGTGGCTTTTGTTCGAAAAAGTCCAATAAAAAAACAGCCTTCGCCGTCAATAATTCCTGCGAGATAAGCCAGTTCAGTATCAGTCATATAACTCCTTTAGTTGAGTACTATGCAGTATACAATAAATACAATATATTTGTACAGCCTGAACGACTAAGTTCTTGGGATATCAGCAATGATATATGCGATAGTCTGAACTCCACGTATAAAAAAAGGTGGAGAGGAGAATCCGAAGAGGTTTTCCCGCTTGCAAATGCAAGTCATAAAAGTAACAGATTGCCAGTTTTGAATAGCGCAGCAGCACGTTTGGGTCAATCCGGACGTGAAACTCAAGACGTCTTGCAGCGCGATAACCTCGAAAGTACGGCGAGTATAATCAACTGTGTAAACGGATCTAATGGCGATTTGCCTTGTGAGATGACTGGAGACGATGTTTCAGATGTCGTAACCCTTCTACAAAACAATTCAGGGGAATATATTACAAATATGATTCCTGGTCAGTTGAAGATCGGAACATCACCAATTGGTGATTCATACGGTTGTATGAGTCCGACTCAGATGATTCCAACATTTAACGGCATGACTGGTTTTACCCGTAAATTTGCTTACCCTAATGTGTCAGAGACACTTAGTGTCGAATGGGGGGGCATCAACAATACGAGATTTTTCGTGTCGGATCAAGGAAGTATTACTCCAGGGGCATCTCTTGCAGGTAATGACGTAGCCAATAACTTCGTTGTCGCAAAAGAGGCCTATAAGGTTGTTTGGCAAGCTGGTGGAAAGATGAAGTTCATTTATCTACCTCCAGGATATAACAACGACCCTGGAATGCTCAGACATACGGCGGCTATAACTTTCTATCAAGGTCAGTGTATCACCCAAGACCTTTGGATCATGAATTTACGCGCAACCATGTTTAAATCATAAGGAGGGCAATATGTTACCTTTTCAAATGATTGCCGGTGGAACTTATGTTACGACTGGTAATAACATTTTAGTAGAATGTCAAAGTCAAAATCCTCCTGATTTTATTGTTACAAGAACAATTACAGGGTGGGGAGAAGCTAGCCAAGCTCAATCAATTGAGTGGTGGTGGGAACGTTCGATGCCTCAATACACGGCAAAAGGGATTCAACAAGCTTCAAATGCTACTTTGACCTCTACATTTCTTGCTACGTTAGGAATTAGTCATTATGACACGTCAAACCCTCCAACTTTTGCACCTTTAGCTGCGACGGCTATCACCGGAAGCACTGGAGCATTTGTTGTCTCAATGACTAACACAGGCAATATTTCAGTAGGCGACTATGTTCGTTTGACTGGAACAACAGGTGAATTGCAAATTGCAGGATATGTTTTCCAAGTAACGGCTGTGACTGTAAACACTAGTATTACGCTAGGTTATATGGCATCTAGTGGAATTACTTTTGCTGCTGACGCAACAGCTGCAAGCGTGGCAAAATTTATCCCAGGTAGATTTTACCCTCACTGGGCATATATTGCGAATATCACTAAAGCACCTCAAGCAGTAGTTTCTTTTACGGCTGAGAATGATTTCACTCCTGGTGAATTCATTTCATTTAGAGTTTCTCCTGATTTTGGGATGAGTGAGATTAATTTCAAACACGCAAGAGTTTTGAGTGTGACTAATAGTGCAACGGAATCTTCAATTACGATTGACTTAGATACTACTGGCTATACGACATTCACATTTCCAACAAGTGCTAATGCTGTAAATACAAGTCCAGCTGTTTGTGTGCCCGCTTCATCTGGAGTTGTGCCTTTTAATGGAAGCGCGACAATTCCTCAATCACCTCCAGGAACTAATTTGCAAGATGCATTCGATAATCGAAACAAACGCTATATCGTGTTTGGGTCTGGTTTATTTAATGTGGCTTCTTTTATTCCAACTGTGGGTGATACGTGGATGTGGCAGGCCTACAAGTACGATTCGTATAATAATCAATAATATATTAGGGGCTGAAAGGCCCCTTAAATTAACTGAGGAATAGAACATGCAGATTAAAGAATTAGGAAGAGTTTCTAAGAAATTCCTATCAAAAGAGCAATTCGATGAAAGAATTAAAAAATTGCGAAAAGAACATGAAAAGCCAGTTAAAGGCATGTTCGAATTTCTAGATGCTCAAGGTGGATGGTTAGATTTTGCTTATCGCATTTTCCCTGAAGATCCTTTGTACACGATTCGTTTAAATCATGGGGAAATCACAGAGTTACCAATGGGAATTGTTAAACATCTTAACAACACCAAAAAGAAAGTTAGAAAAATGCCAAGTGTTCTTAACCCTGGAGAGAGGGGAGTAGGGGTCGTTTGTGAATATAATTCTAGAATCCGATTCACTCCAGTAGATGTTTTGTAATGACTAATAACGCCTTCTTTCCTCGATGGAGATATATCACGAATATTAGCAACGAGCAATATGCTGTTGTAACTTTCTTAGATTCTCCAGATTTTTTAGAAGATGAAATCATCTCATTTAGAGTCACTAGACCCTACGGGATGTTTGAAATCAATGAGAAAAGAGCAAAAGTTTTATCTGTAGATGACATGACTGTCACTATTGATATAGACACAACTTTTTTCAATCCTTTTATTTATCCAGTTGTCGGAGCGAATACGCCTCCTGTTTGTGTGCCAGTAGGATCCGGAATTAATTTTGATTCTGCTTTTGCTTTCACGATTTTGAATGATGCATTTGATAATTTAAGGATTTAAAATGTCGATAGGTACTCTAAGGGATATCATAACTAAAGCTAGAAAACTCTCTGGAACTGCTACAGACTTTCAATTAACCGATAATCAAATTATCGATTATATCAATAGTTTTTATCTTTATGATTTTCCAGCTCAGTTCAGAAGTTTAAAATTAAAAGACATTTACACTTTTGACACTATCAGAGGAATTAACGTTTACCCTTTCGATTCTGAAGGCTATACCACGATTCAACAACCTGTTACGTGTGCTAAAAGGCCTATTCAACTATTCCAATCTCCAAATAACTTTTTTGGTATGTGGTACAATTGGCAGTTTCAGCAAAACTTTGCGATCGGAACAGGTAGTATAGGAACAACATATATTGGATTGGCACAAAATACTCCCATCATTAGAAGCGTGAACAACCTTCCTGGTGTTGTTGATCCCATTCCTTATCCAGCTTCTAGAGTCCAAAATATCCTAATTACAGTTAATAATTCTTTAGGAAACACCTTAAATGTGACTGATGACGGGTTTGGTAATTTAATCGGAGATATTGATCCGACTGGAGTCAATACCATCAACTATGAGAGTGGCGCTATTAGTGTTAAATTTGGGAATGGGATAAGTGCAGTTGCAGTGACAGCTGGTCAAACAATCCAGCTTCAATACATCCCTACCAATATGACTATTCCTCAGGGAATATTATTTTTTCAGAACCAATTCACGCTCATGCCCTGTCCTGATCAAGGCTACACTATCGAAATGGTAGCCTATCGTCAACCCTCTCAAGCCTTACTTAAATCACAAGAAGGAACTGCAGATTTTACAGGCGTGCCTGAGCTTATCGAATGGTGGGAATGTCTAGCGTGCGGAGCAGCAAAAAAAATCTATGAAGATCGCTTGGATACTGATGGCATTATGGTAATGGATAAGATGCTGGATGAAAGGTATCAAGTTGCTTATACCCGCACTTGGGCGGAACTAGGTAAACAACAAGCACAAACAATTTTCAGAGATCAACTAAATAACAATTATTTAATGGGATATGGCTTTTTCGGTCAGGGAGGAAATTAATGGCTAAAGAAAAATGGATACAAAAAATGCATATGAAAAAAGGCGCTTTGCATGAGGATTTAGAAGTGAAGAAAGGAAAAAAGATCCCTGAATCAAAGCTAAAGAAAGCGGAAAAATCGAAAAATCCAAAACTCAAGAAGAGAGCGGTTTTAGCTGAGACTTTAAAGAAATTAAGGAAATAAGTTTATGACTTACACATTAGGGATACCCGCCGACGGGCAAAGTTTAGGAAATTCGAAGCCACAAGTTCGACAAAACTTTACTACGATTTTCAACGCATTTGCAGTTAATCACGTTGCGCTTGATTCCCTGCCTCAGGGTGTACATAATAGAGTAGACCTACAACAGGTTTCAACTCCAACTCCTCCTCCTACGTTAAATACTCTATTTACTCAGGTCACGGCAATTCCTTTAGGAGAGCTATTTTATGTTAGGGGAGGGAGTGTAACTCCCGTTCAGATGACAAATGGCGACCCAATTAATGCATCTACAGGCGTAACGTTTCTTCCTGGAGGTATTCTGATTCAATGGGGTTTAGTCACTCTAAATAGTAGTGGAGTATTAGCTAATATTCCATTCTCTCCTAATTTTAGATTGCTAGGCGCAAATAATCCTCCTTGGAGCATACAAGTTACATATGCAGACACAACGTTTAATAGCGGATTATTGTTTAGAAGTGTTGGAATTTCCGCATATGCTTTTGATAAATTTTCAATAAGCAGTGCTGGTGGAAATAATCAGGATGTTTTCTGGGTGGCAATAGGGCCTAGAACATGACACCTTTACAACCTTTCACAATCGCAGGCTACACATCAGGCCTCCAGACAGACAAGAAACCTTTCCTTATACCTGATAAGGCTTTTTCTGTATTGAGGAATGGTTATGTATTTCGTGAGAGGGTAATCAAGCGTCAGGGTTTGGAATTAGTCGGAAGACTAAGCAGAAATTTCCCTGGATTGACTTTTGGTGCCTTTCCTTCTGTTACTGCCCCTCCTCCATTCACACGCATTACATTTACAGGTAATTTATATACCACCGCGGGAATTGTTCCGGAGGCTAGCGCTACAATTGCGGCAGGCTCTGTTTCTATTTCATCTCTTGGAGGTGGATACACTTGGCAAGATTCAAATTTAGATGGAAATTTGATCACTACTGCTACTTCTGGAATTGGATACAATGGTGTAATTACAAATATTGTCTCAGGGGCTACAACAACTATTTCAATTATTGCAGCTAATTCACTAATTGCCGGGGATACAGTTTATTTATCAGGAATTTTAGGAACACTAGGCGATCAATTAAATAATCAATATTTCACTGTATTAAGTTCTACACCAACAGATTACGTTATAAATGTTGCTACTACAGGAACATTTATAGCAGGAGCCGGAACATCTTCATTTGTTGCTGGTCAAGTAAATTATTTAGCAGGAACTTTTATTTTAAGCGTTAATAATGGACTTCAAAGCTCATCAATTACAGGATCTTTTTCTTACAATCCAAACTTGCCTGTTATGGGAATTGAATCAAGAGACCTTAACACCATAAATAACGAACAAACTATATTTTTTGACACAAAATACGCCTATATATTTGCTACAAATCAATTCAACTGGATTGCGCCCTATACATGGTCAGGAACAGATAAAGACTTTTTTTCTTCAACGAATTATCAAGGTGCCGACTCTTCAATTAGGACTTTCTTTGTAACCAACTTCGTTGATGATCCTGGTTCACCTGTACGCTATACTCAAGACGGATCAACATTTATTGATTTTGCCCCCGTATTAGATGGAGTGGGAACTAAGCTATTACAAGCAAGAATCTTTATTCCCTACTATGGAAGACTTTTAGCCTTTAATACAATTGAAGGCCCAGCTTTAGGCATGGGAGGAAATAAAAACTTTTTCACCCGTGTTCGATTTTCACAGGAAGGAAATCCCCTAGATTCTGATGCCTGGAGAGTTGATATTTTTGGAAGAGGTGGCTTTGCTGATGCCCCTACAGCCGAAACAATTATTGGTGTTGCTTTTTGGAAAAATACTTTAATTGTCTTTTTCGAAAGATCGACTTGGCAATTACGCTTTGTGGGAGAATACGGCACACCTTTTCTTTTCGAGCGCATTAGTTCAGATTTTGGATCAGAAAGCACATTTTCAAGTCTAGTTTTCGATCAAGGCATTTTAGCAATTGGTGATAGAGCGATTATCTCTGCCACTTCAACAAGTGTAAACCGCATAGATGAAGCTATCCCTGATCAAGTTTTTGACATAAGAAATGTTGAAGCAGGGCCGGAAAGAGTGCAAGGAATTAGGGATTTTCAGCGAGAATTAGCATTCTGGTGTTTTACTGACGATGAAATCGCCGATGGCACTCAAAAATATCCAAATAGCGTTCTAGTTTATAATTATAGAAACAATACATTTGCAATTTTTAGGGATAACGTCACAGCATTTGGAACCTTACAGCCAGCAACAGGCATCACCTGGGACTCTCTTAATGTTTCTTGGGATGACACAAATACGACATGGGATTCGGTGCAAAATAACGCTCTATTCCCTAAAATCGTTTCGGGGAATCAACAAGGATTTATCCACTATTACGGATACGTAAGACCTGATGAGCCGTCTTTAGGCATTACAAATATAGATCTAACCGTCACGCCAATTACAATCACTGTTCCTAATCACAATCTTGAGAATGACGAAATCGTTTATATTCAAAATTTATCTTTTGTTGATACATCCGTTATTCCATTCATCCCTTTAGGTTCAGATTTAAATAATAAAATTTACCTAGTTAAAAAAATAGATGATGACAATCTTTCTTTATTTAGATGGTCAGTTCAAAATCAGCAGTATTTTTCCAACTTCTCTTTTACTCCAATATTTTCCCCTTCCTTAGGTTATTTAGGAAGTGGAGTATTGAGTTTATTCCCATTATTGGACGTGCAAACTAAAGATCTCAATCCTTTTGCTCCAAAAGGAAAACAGCTAAAAGCTTCCTATATCGATTTTCTGATGTCTAAAACAGCAAGCGCAGCGTTTAGCATCAATCTATTTTTCAACACAACTTCACCCATAGTTGGCACTATTCCTACAGGAAATGTAGGTCAATTTAGCTCTGAGACTTATAATGCACAACCCTACTACGGAAATAACACTAACCCAGATATTTTATGGCATAGATTCGCCCAAACTATTGCAGGGCAGTTTATACGAGTTCAAATGACTTACAGCGATGATCTCATGAATGATTTAAACACACACGAACAAGATTGGGAATTGAACGCTATGACACTTCACTTGCGCGAGGGTGGTAAAATATTATTTTAAATGTAAAGCCGCTTTACAAGGACTTTTAATGATCTCCTCAGACCAACCCCTGGTATCAAATCAAATACCAATTTCACTTGATTTCCCTGATGACGTGGATGAATTAAATCTATTCGTACAAATGCTTCTTAAAAGAATAGCCAACGCCACCAACACGAAGGAATCGGGCCTATATTTACCCATTGAGACAGCTACTTTTATATCCTATTTTACTCCTACGAATACGCAAAAATTTCGTGATGTATACAGAAAATTATTTGACATGGTGGCATTAAATGGGGGGCCTATTCCGCCACTTACAACCCTTACTTTTCCTCATAATATTAAAGGAATAGTAGCATGTACCCGAATATATGGCACAGCGACAACGAACGAGTCAACAGTTAGATTTATTCCCCTACCTTATGTTTCACAACTAGAAAGCGACGAAATAGAAATATCTCTTAATCCTACAAGTGTAACTATTGCAAACGGAACTCTTACGCTTAATCAAGTTTATATAATAGCAGAATATGTCAAAACATAGATTTACATTTGAAGATTTCTGCAGCAATTTAAAAACAAAAATCTAGGTGAAATATGGCATTATTAGACACTATTGTTGCACCCAGGGGTTCAGGTGGCGGACATGAACAATTAGCGACAAAAACGCCTCAACAGCAAAAATTACTGAATCAAAATATCCAACAAGCTCAAGACTTGCAACAAGGTGGATACAAAGATGCGATTGGACTATTGCAGCAATACTTAGACCCTAACTCAGACGTTTACAAAAACTTTGAAAAACCCTACATGCAAGAATTTGAACAGCAAACATTGCCGGGGATAGCCAATCGGTATGCTGGCGCCAATGCTATGGGAAGTGGTCCAATGACATCAGGTTTTGGTCAATCTTTAGGAGCTGCGGGAGCTAACCTACAAACT